CTATAGACATAATCTTTCTCTATATCATCATCCTTCGATTTTATAATCTCTGGTTTTTTGATTGGTTTTGACTCTACAATATCACTATCAATATTCAGAGCCTCATCGATTGAATCATAATTACTCATAATTAAATATCTTCCTGTCTTGTAGGACTATAGTCTTTAGAGTCTCCTAAAAATTCCCAATTTTCAGTAAATCCAAAATCATCACCAGGTTCTGCAGTAATGGGATCGGGGACAGCAGTATATCTTACTTCACGTTTTGCGGTCTTTGTATTAGTGTCGGCATAAAGATCTGCCTGAACTTTACGGATGAGACCATCAGATGTATCGGCAATAGAACCGAACAGATAAGTTTTAGCAGTAAATCTTAGAGTATAAATTAATGCTCTTCTCGTCTCAAATGATCCTTCATAATCATCTTGAAAATCAATACTATCAAGAACAATTGGAATATCTCTTTTCTCTCCAATAGAACTGACTAAATCGACAGTCAAATTAAATGATGGTTGGAAAAATGGCAGTATCTGCTCAATAATTTGAAGAGCATCATCATTCAACTTACTAAAAATATTAAGTTCAAATCCAATATTATATGGGACTGGCATAAAAACTTTTTTTGTTTTATTATCAGTAGTATCGTTTGCCTTAAATGTTTGAGTAACTCCAGTTTTTCTAGTCGAATCATATTGAATCGTAGTCATCTCAAATGACATTCTCGGAAGAGTGATTGCAATAGATTTCGTTAACTGCTCTTGTTCTTGAATTTTTGTCAAAAACTTCTGCATTGGTCCATAAGAAAGACCAACTTTTGTTTCATCCAAAATACTACCATCACTTTTTGTGTGTCTGATGGAAATATCATTAAACAAAGTTCCAAAACTAATAATAGTCTTTCTTATAATTTCGTGATAAAAGTAAGTTCCTAACATTAATAATTACCAAATGGATTTGACTCTGAGAAATCTAAAATATCATCCGCCTCTAATTCTATTTCTTCATTAGTGTCATACGGATTATCATAACTCTCTGTATCGTAACTTAAAACAGTGTATCTAGCAGATGAAATTGTCCCTACAACTGTTTCACCAGGACTAAACTTACCAGTATTTAGTGAGACTCTAATATTAGTGACAGGAAGAACACCCGGAGTTGTTGAAGTTACAGTTCTGAAATCTCTGATTTTTGCCGTTACTCCTGAAGATTCTCCAGTTATGGTTTCGTTATAGATATAAGTTCCAACACCAACTGTAGATAATCCTGTAATAGAAACAGTTGGTGCCTGAGTATAACCAATACCCGGATTGAGTATTCTAATGTAATCAAGTTTACCGTCAACAATTCCAGCAACTGCTGTTGCAGTGACTCCCACTCCAGGACTACCAATAATTACTGTAGGTGTAATGGAATATCCACGTCCTTCACCAGTAACCGAGATAGAAGAAACACTTTTCTCTGTTCCTCCGACAGAACAAGTTGCCGCAGCTCCTGCTCCTCCCCCACCACTTATTGTAATTGTCGGAGGAGTCGTATATCCAGATCCCCCATTTGTTAGTTCTAATCTTAAAACAGATTGTACATTTACTCTACTAGTTGTAACTGCGACTGCTGTTGCCGTATTTATTCCACTATTTGGTGATGAGAAAGTTACTGTAGGGGCAGAAGCATACCCACTACCATCATTATTTAAAAATATTTCAGTAATAGATCCGGAAGAAATTGATGCCGTTGCAGTAGCAGTTATTGCAGACCCAACAACTGTAAGACTTGTAATATATCCTTCATCTTCTACTGTATTATCAACTTCCTCAATTGAAGTATCAATGAGTTCATTTTCATACTCATAAAGTTCACAACTCAATTCGTAAGTATAGTTTGATCCTAGTTGATAAAAAGGTTTTTCAGATTCAACTCTTTTTATTTCAAATAGTCTTTCTCCAAGAGGAAAATAAATTAAATCTCCTTCTTTCGGTCTGGTAATTAAATCTCCAAAAGTATATTCAGTAATTCTTCCTTCTCTGATACCAGAACTAATGCCTTCCAGAAATGGGGCAATAAATTCTTCATATCTTTCTCTTGATATAGTTAAACTTATTTCATTTTTCAATCTTAATCCAAATTTAGTCATGATATCACTATCAGGAGCATATCCATCATAATTATTCAAATATGCTTCTATCAGAAAACTATCATCAAATTTGGAGGATTGTATTTCACGAATTATATCATCAGTTTTAAAAATTTTTCTTGGCAAGTAATAAATCTCTATACCATAAATTTTTAATTGCTCATTAATTATATCTTGAACAAGAAATTGTTCATTTGAAGATCCTTGAAGAAAAAATGGATTCAATGCCATAATTATTAACCAATACAGTCCAAAGGTGGTAGTTCATACTCAGAAGACATTTTCTGTTTTATATCCTCCAATTCTCTTTGACCGTCTTCAAATATTGCACGACCATTGAGTTCAATGCCACCCGGAAGTTTTACACCTTGGAATTTAATTAAATTTTGTCCCCACTGTTTCTTTAGTAATGCAGTAAGATACTTTTTAACGAAAGTATCATTATAAACTTGAGAAAAACTTTCCGGATCAAGTGCTCGATAACATTCAAGAACAAGATATGTATCTTTAGTTTTTTCTCCCCAATCTATATCCAAATATAATCTATCTTGTCTTTTATTAAATCTTACTTGTTTATCTGTCGTCAATAAAAAATCAATATCTTCAAGATATGATTTTGTCATGGAATAAGATAATAGGTCAATCGAACTAAAATAATATAAATCATTCAAAAATAATTGATACTTAATACTGAACATTCCACTAGAAATGGCACTAGTATCAAATTTAAATACTTTTTCTATTCCTATTACGGAATCTGGAACTTGGATAAAATTAGAATTTTCATAAAAATTTGAGGTAATCGTTCCAACACCACTTATATTGGTTGAAGTTCCAGTTGTTGTTACAATACCAACTCCAGTTGTACCTGTTGCCCTACCTCTATCAATGTCATCTTGAGTTATTTTATATTTAAGATACATTTTTTCGACACCATCATAATGTCTCTCATTAAAGTATTGAATAGTATCATCAAGTAAATCATCAATCTGTTCATCAGCAACATTTATTTCTAAAACTGGTGCTCCGAGTTGTCTCAGACAATAATCAATAAGTCCTTGTCTAGTGCTAGGTTTTGCCATTAATATTCTCCTCCATCAATAAGTCCGGCATCGAGTGTTCCTGTAACAAAAACATTAGTTGAAAAAGTTGCTACTCCAACAAAAGTTGATAGACCTGCAACTCTTAAATTTTGTGTAGTAGTTAATCCAGCAACTCCGAGAGTTCCTATCGTTGCAATACCAGTTATATTAGCATTTCTTAAGGTAACTTCGTCTAGAGTTATATCATCACTTACATATAAGTCACCTCCAACATATAAGTCACTTACAGTTGTAACAATACCAGTAAAAGTGGAAAGACCAGAAACATTTAGTGAATTAAGAGTTCCTACACTCGTAAGTGAAGAATTGGTAACTCCAATTCCTAATGTAGTTGATGTTAAAACATCAGTTCCATTTATCTTAAATGATTTGCCAGAAGTAAGATCCCAATTCTCACTAGATTTGAGAGAAGTTGATGAGTTATTCCAAAGAATTGTCTTTAGAATAGCAGTAGAACCAATTCCAATACCTCCACCATCAAGTAGAATATTTGTTCCAACAGTAGTAGCAATCCCTACTCTATGGTCTGCTAACTCAATTGTTTGAGAACTGATACTGGTCTCCGAACCCAATACAAATAAATCACCTTTAATAGTGACTCTTCCTGTATTATCACCAACTGCTGCTGGATCAATGATGAAGTCTTCTGGTCCTGTAATAATTGCAGTATTTCCAGTTCCACTTGAAATCGATACACCAGTTCCAGTTGTGATAAATTTAGTGGATCCTGCGTGTTTTAATGTAGTTGACTGGGTTACTTCCAGCGTGTTGATTGTAGCAATACCAGAGACATTTACATTATCTAATTCTGTATTACCATCAATATCAATGTTTCCGTTAAAGTCGGCAGCACCAGCAAAAGTTGATACTCCAGAGGCAAATAAATTAGTAGTAGTTACAAGACCGGAAAATTTTCCATTTCTCCATCTTTGTGTTGTAATACCAATATCATAAGTGTTATCAGTATTTGGAACTAAATTCGATACAAATTCTCCACCAACATCAATATCATCAGTAGAAGAATCTCCAATTCCAATTGTGCCACCTCTAAATGTGGCATTTCCAATAAAGTTTGAAGTTCCTGCAACTTCTAGATTAGTGCCTACATAAAGTTCTCCTCCAGTAGTGGTAATACCACCAGCAGAAGCAAGAGTTGTAATTCCTACAGACTTGAATGTTGAATTTGCTGTTACTCCGTTTAATATGTCAACAGCAGCATTTATATCTAAATCAGAAGCAAAAGTTGATATACCAGCAATTGATACATTTCCTCCAATATTTACTTCCTTACCAATTCCAATTCCACCTTCAATAACCAAAGCACCATTTGTAGGTGCAGTAGAATTTGTAGTATTTGAAAATGTTACAATACCAGTAATATTTAAGGATGACGAATCAATCGTATCCGTCATATAGAAGGATTCTGTTGCCAGATCCCATACCAAAATCATTCCATCTCTAGTTCTTAGAGTGGAATTTACATC